ACCTTAATAAATTTTACGTTAAAATAGTATTCATTTTCATGGGTAATAATAATTTCCCATTTTTTGTTATTAGTTCTCTTTAATATTTCTTTTAGGCTTGTTTTAATAGTTTTCCGCATTAGTATGTAAAAAAATAGCCCCCAAATAATGAGGGCTATAATTTATCCCTTTTTTAGTTTAGGTTTTTTTAGGTGTTGGAAGTTCGGTATAAGATGCCACCGTGAATTTATCAAGGTATTGCATCCCGGTTGCCACTTTGTAGAATGTATGGGTTTCCATTTTCCCGGTTTCGGGGTTTTTTACTTCTTTAGTGACCTCATCAATTACAAAATACCCGGTTACTGGCTTTTGAATATAGCGGGGAACTCTTTTCCCGTCCTTCTTTATTTCATTACCGTTTGCATCTTGTAAGAATCCGCTCTTAACCAAAGCAACAAAGGAAATTTTAGTGCCATGCTCTTCATTATTTTCTTTTATTATGCCCTTGTTAAGTTCCCGTAATTTGTCCTCGTTAGAATCAAGGACCTTGGTCACCGTGCTAGTTGGTGCCTCTTCAATTTGTGAAGAGTCCACGCCTAGCATGGATTGAAGTGCCATATCCGAATTGAACTCGGTATTAGGCACATCCGTTTTGTCTTGTGATGCCATGTTATTACTCCTTTTATTAGTGTTTGACATGGTTGAATATAATCATAATGATCTTTATTATGAACATAATGTTTTAATAGTTGTGGTGCCTATCCTTCCAAAGAATTATTTTAAATTTCGTGCCATTATAATTATAATCGGTAAAAAGTTTTCAACTAAAATGCCACCCCCTAGCGAATCCTGCATGCCGGGGTGGGGGCGAGAAAAAAGAGACACACTCATTCTACAGCAATTTTTCAACTATTCTCCATTTTGTGCGGTTTTTACTACATTTTGCCTTTTTTGCGGGTTACAATATTTTTTTTTACAGAATTTGGGGGAGACACGGTTCACTATTTCACTATTGGTAGAGAAAGTGAAGATAATGCAGAAATGAAGTGGCTCTCTCTCCAACTGTAATATTTTTTTATAAGAAAAAGAGAAAGTAGACAAAGAGAAAAAGAACTATTAATACAGTTCTATAATAGTTCTGTTATAGTACTGTACAGTACTGTCTTACTGAATAAAATAGCAGAACATTTACCAAAAGTCAACAGTTTTTTAAAACCTTTTACTTGAATTGCGTTTATTATTATATTTTGCCATGGAGAATGTAAAAGTTATAAAAGGTAAGACTCACCGCCTGTATACAACAACCGAAAAATTTAATAAAAAATATCCTAATTATGGAAAACTTATGCACTGGCGGTTTGGCGATACTGGTGATTGGGTCTTAACTGATGGTGACCCTCCTTGTGTTGTGCAGGTTTTAAAGCGTGGAGCAATAAAAGACAGAAAGTTAAAAAAGAACTATTATATCCGTACTATATGCGGTTCTTACATGGTAGACAGAAAAAAAGAAATGTGTGGACAGATAGCTGAAAATATATATACATTTAGCGGTACTAACGAACTGAAAAGGTTTTTAAACAAAGAAGGTGCTACTTCTAAAGAATCACTATTCGCCCAGTATGTTGCTGTTGGTGACGACCCTGTTGATGCTTACTTAAAAATTTATAATACAGAGAATCGTCAATACGCAATGCAGGCAGTTGGGAGACTGTTAAAAACGCAGAGGATGAAGAACATGATAAAAGAAGAAATAAGAACAGTACTTGAACAAGAGGGGGTAAGCCCTAATTACATTGTAAAGCGGATAAAGAAAGTTTGTGACAGCGGTAAGCGTGACGGAGATGTTTTGCGTGGTCTTGAGCAACTGGCTAAGATGTCTGGCTTATTTGATAGTGAAGAAAAGAATACTCAGCAATTAACCGTTTGGAGCGGTTTTTCTCCTGAGCAGCTTGAGGGTGTTAAGTCTGAGCAAGTCTTAATACATGGCGAAATTGAAAAGTAAGACAGTACTTAAATTTAGCAGGGACGGCTCAGTGCGTAAGTTTCATTTAACTGAAGGAATTAAAAAGAAAATTGAAATAGGTGATGAAGATTTTTGTCCTGTGTGCGGTACTGATTTAAAATATGATGCAGAGATTACAAAAAGGATAGCAATAATGGATTCTAGTGAAATATTTGTAAAAGGCTGGGTATGCCCCGATTGCTTTACTGAATTTGATATGACGGATAAAATTAAAACTTTGTTATCAAATAGCGTTATACAGGGAATAACATAGTAGTATGCCAAAATTTGGTAAACGCTCAAGGGCGAATCTGAAAACAGTACATGATGACTTGCAACGTCTTTTTAAAGAAGTTGTTAAGTATTTTGACTGTACGGTTATATGTGGTCATAGAGATGAGTCATCACAAAATAAGGCTTTCCATGAAGGCTTCAGCAAAGTGAAGTTCCCAAATGGGAGACATAACGCAATGCCGTCACAGGCTGTGGATGTATGTCCGTATCCTGTAGATTGGAAAGACCTTGATCGGTTTCGTTATTTCGCTGGGTTTGTCCTTGGGGTTGCCTCTCAGATGGGTATAAAAGTACGCTGGGGCGGTGACTGGGATATGGATACATTTACCAGAGATAATAAATTTAACGACTTACCTCACTTTGAAATCAAAGAGTGAAATAATACTTGTACCTGTTCTTGGTTACAGCCGTAAGGATTACGGCAATAACAGGGAATACCCTCATGGTAAAAGGAGATTTCGCCTTAAGCCTGAGATAATCTGGCGTAAGTTGTTTAAAATAAGGGAAGAAAAAATAGAATCTAATTTTAGTACAACTTGCAAATATATGGTGTTTAACTGTGGATAAATCAAACTACAAACATTACAAGAGAAAAAAGGCAGTTAAGAAAAAGAAGAAAGCTTCAAGAAGGAATAAAAGAAGTAAACATAAAAGCAGGTATGGCTAATCTTAATCTCAATGGGGATGTTTCAAAAAATGAAGAACTCCTATATCTGGCATATAATGATTTAATTACATTTGGCAAGATGTTTTCGCCACAGGACTTTCTTGCTACTGAGACTCCTCAATTCCATAGGGAAGTTGGCAAACTTCTTCTTGATTCTAAAAAACAACAGCTGGCATTAGTCCTCCCTCGTGACCATGCTAAATCTACTTTGGCTGCCACGGCTGTTCTTCACCGTTTCCTATTTAATAAACATGATGATGAGCCTGAGTTTATTTGCTGGGTTGGTGAGGCGCAGGATCAGGCTATTGATAATATTTCCTGGCTACAATCACATATAGAAATAAACCCAGCGGTGCATTATTATTTTGGAGACCTGGAAGGTTCAAAGTGGACTAAGAGTGAGATCATACTGTCAAATGGTTGCAGGATGATAGCAAAAGGTGCGTCACAAAGGCTTAGGGGTAAGAAACAATTAAGCACAAGATATACTGGCATAATTCTTGATGACTTTGAATCCGAGTTAAATACAAAGACACCTGACGCAAGATTTAATATGAAGAACTGGGTAACTGCCGCTGTCTACCCTGCTATTGATTTTGACAAGGGTGGGTTCATGTGGTGCAATGGAACTATTGTTCACTGGGACAGTTTCTTGAATAATATAGTTACTGGCTATCAATCAGCCCAAAAGAACAATGAAAAATATGCTTGGACTGTGTATACAAAAAAAGCCATAGAAGAAGGGAAACCTATTTGGGAATCCAGATGGTCTATGAATAAATTAAATAATAGGAAGCAGTTCTATATTGATTCTGGTACTCCTTCAAAGTTTTATCAAGAGTACATGAACCAAGCTAGAAGCCCAGAAGACGCAGTTTTCTCGGAAGATGATATTACAAACGCATTTTATGATGGAGTTTTACGGTGGGATGAAGAAAAGGGAAGTTGGTATATTAAAGAAGATGGCAAAAATATTTATGTTAATATTTATATTGGTATTGACCCTGCTTCATCTGTACTTGATAATAGGGACTATTCTGTTATAATGGTCGTTGGAGTGAGTGAAGAGCATGATTATTATGTAATAGAGTACTGGCGTAAAAGGGCATTGCCTATGGACTGCGCTGAACAGATTTTTAAGATAGCTGAGAAATATTCCCCCATAAGGAGAATAAATATTGAAACTATTGCATACCAAGAAATGTTAAGAGATTATGTCATGCGGGAAAGTAAACGTAGAGGGATGTTTCTTCCAGGCATTGAAAAGGGTATAAAGGGTTATAACCAGAAAAAGAAAGAAAGATTGTTTGAGGGTCTTCAGCCTCTTTTTAGCCAGAAGGCTGCTCATCTAAAGAAAAGCCATGCTGATTTTGTTGACGAACTGATAGATTTCCCAAAAGGGGCGCATGATGATATTATAGATGCCTTTTGGCTGTCAACGCAATATACTCAGGGATACCAGAAACCGGGAGGAAAATCAAAAGAAAGCAGGAAAGAACGCACAATTCAGAAGGTTTATAATTGGATGTCAGGTGCTAGAATATAGTTTTGATACTTTACATAATTTGTATTATATTATATAATGTCAATATTATTAGTATAAAAGGGGATGATGGCAGACAGAATAGATACAGATGATCGGGCTAAACGCATACAGGATTTGTTCCGTAAGTGGTCAGATGCTAGGCAAGACTGGGATTTGCAGGCTCGTGAAGATGTAGATTTTTATTTAGGTAATCACTGGACTAGTGATGAAACCGATCATTTAAAGTCAATTAATCAAAGTGATGTTGTAGTTGACAGGCTATATGCTGCTATAGAGCAGTTCAAGGCTATTGTTACTTCTAAGCCTCCACGTTTTCGTGCCTATCCCAGAGAGGATAGTGATAATAAATTAGCCCAAGTCTGGAACGGACTCCTAGAATATGTCTGGGACATATCCGATGGCGATGAGGTATTTAAACAGGTTGTTCATGATTATGCCATAGCCGGACTTGGGTATTTTCAAGCCTATCTGGATAAAGAGGCTGATTATGGTCGTGGCGAAATAAAGTTTACATGGGTTGATCCTTTCAGGGTTTATGTCTGCCCAAGTTCCCGTCATAGATACTTTGATGATGCCAGCGGTATTATCTTGTCTACTATTTTTAACAAGATGCAGTTATCTAGTTTTTATCCTGAACTGGCTCAAATCCCTGAAGGTTATGATAAACCGCTGATTGATCTTATTGATCAAGGTCTTTCTTGGAAAGATGAAGACTATCCGACTTCAGGTAAGGACACAAATGTCAGCGGTGCATTCACGCCCGATAGGATTAAAGATATAGAATGGGGTCAAGCTGCCAGCGAAAAATATAGAGTTCTTCATTACTATGATAAAATTAAAGCACCGTATTTCAGGCTTATAGACAAAAGGGCTAATATGCAATCTGAATTGATTGTTGATTTTGAAACTTTTGAAGAAATGGGCAAAGACCCTGCGTTTTCTATGTCTGTTGAATCTGGTGATGTACAATTTGTAGAAGTTACACAGACAAGAATACGGGAAACATGCTCAGTAGGTCAGATAGTTCTTTACTCAAGAGTACTGAATACTGACGTTTACCCAATAGTGCCTGTACCTAATATTTGGACTAACACTCCATACCCAATGAGTGATGTTAGAAAGGGGAAGGATTTACAGAGGTTCATCAATAAGATGCACTCCCTCCTTACAGCCCATGCACAATCGTCGGCTGGTCTAAAACTCCTAATCCCGCAAGGTTCCGTTCAGGATATTGAACAGCTTGAAAGAGACTGGGCAAATCCTAATGCAACCATAGAATATGATGCCTCTTTCGGAGAGCCTCATTTTCCTTCCCCTACTCCTGTAAGCCAAGCAATAATGCAGTTACCTAAACAAGTTGAAAGTTATATTGACTTAAATATGGGTATATATGAAATGCAGCAAGGCAATGCCCAAGAAGCCCCCAGGACTGCATCCGCTACTATGCAACTGGAAGACTTTGGACAGCGCAGGAGTAAAAGCAAACTCAGGGATATTGAAGGAAGTTTAAAACGCCTTGGTAAAGTTGTTTACAACTTATCCAAAAAGCATTATGACTTCCAGAAGACATTTGCAGTTGTCAACCCTAATAATGATTTAAATGATTATACTGTGAATAAAAAGATTTATGATGATAAAACTGGCTCAATAGTAGCAAGAGAACAGCAGTTGAATGTTGGCGACTATGATATACGTATTGTAGGAAATTCAACTATGCCCAGCAATAAGTGGGGCGAATGGCAAATTTATCTTGAGGCTTATCAACTTGGTTTAATAGATAAAGTTGAGGCACTCAAAAAGACTGAAATATTTGACAAAGACGGTATACTTCAGAGAGCAGATGAGATTGCACAATTACAAGGTCAACTGCAACAGGCTGAAGCACAAATCAAAGAATTATCTGGGGACTTACAAACTGCTAGGCGAGAATCGGTATCCGCTAGGCAAAGAACGGAAGTTGAAAAATACAAAACAAAACTTTCATCAAGTGAATCCCAGATTAAAGCCGATGCCAAGGTGGCAGTAGGTAAGTTAGAAAACGTAGTTAAGCTTGAACAAGTTAGCGAGAAATTACGGCAACAGCGTAACGGTCAACCCCGGAAGGAAAAATCGTGATGGCAGATATAACAAAAGTTGGTGACAATAATGCTTCTTTTACAGAAGGAGAAATTTTGGCACATCAACAGCAACAAGATGACGCACTCATCACCGAAAATAAGGACTTGGCTCCGGCTGAGAATCCTGAAGTAAGTGCAGAGCAAGATTCTCAATCAAATGAAACTGATTGGGAGAAATCAGCAAAATACTTTCAATCTGAGAAAGATAAACTGTTTGCGGAGAACGAGAAAATCAGGAAGGACTTGGAGAAATACCAGTCGCTTGGTCAATATGTAGAAAGTGAACCGGAAGTACAGCAGTTTATTAATCAGAAATTGAATGGTGAGACTCCGACAGGAGAACCTGAGCCGATTTCGCCCCCAGAAGACTTTGATCCTTGGGAAGCTTATAATAACCCAAATTCAGAATCTTATCAATTTAGGACTGAGATGGAACAGCGGAATATTAATAACGCTGTAAAGTCCAGTACAAAACAGATGGAAGATAAGATGCGACTGCAGAATAAAATGCAGGAATTTGACAATGAACTCAATCAGCAAGGGTTAGACGCAAATGAGAAACAAGCTTTCTATAATTTTGCTAACACTCCTTTGACTGAGATGGGTACAGACACTTTGGTAAGGATGTGGAGGGCTACTGACAGTTCAGTAAATACTCCGCAGAACGCATCTGGTCCTCGTGAATTTGAGGCAGCAAGGAGAGCGCAGGCAGAACCTACTTCTATAGGTATTTTGCAGGGCGAACAACCTCCTAAGCCAAACCAGGATGATGCTATGTGGGATAGAATTGTTAGTTCAACCAACCGCACCAAAGTTATTTAATCACTTAAAAACATGAAAGGAGAATTAAAATGGCTATATTAAAGTCTACTAATTCTAACTACACCGCCGCAACAACTGGTGGTGAAGCTCCTCAGCATGGTCAACGAAGACGACATAATTTTGGTGATAGGGTATATAAGTTAACTCCGCAGGAAACTCCGTTTTTTGCGTATCTTAATGCTGTTGGAAAATTTCCAACTGATGACCCTGTTTTCAGAGTTCTTGAAGACCGTGCGCCAACAAAATGGGCAGACCGTAGTTTTCAACTAGATGCCTCTAGTAATGATATTGTTATAGAAGCGACAGAAGGAGATGACTGGCTCCAAGATTCTGCACATGACATCACTGTTAAAGATGGGAAAGCAAGTGAGCTTGTTCCAGGTATGTTAGTTCAAGCCGTACTTTACGGAGATGAACTCACAGGTGGCTCGGCTAGTGCTGAAGTTCCTGAGCAGGTTACTGCGCGGATTTCAGAAGTATCTTCTACAAACAATACTATTGTGTTAGCATCAGTTCATGTTAATGGCGATACTAATACCACTATTAGTGGCGGTTCTATTGACATGCAAGTCATTGGTACGGCATGGGCTGAAGGTACTGGTTCTCCAGATTCGTTTGGATATGATATTGAAGATACT